TACCTGAGCATCACTACTAATTCCAATATAATCTTGATTGTTACTATAAGACTGATTATCATATAGAGATCTGTCTTGGTAATACTTTAGAATGCTAGTTTCTTTATCATAGGAAGCAACATATCCCTTAGCAGTAAGATTATCACTACTACGAACTTGAGTTATCTTAGTACCTATTGTAGGTTCCGATGGCCATAAAGCAGTATCGGTAGCATTAAATTTAATCGCACCTAAAGAAGAATACTTATCAGAAGTAAAAATAGTATTTTCTGAAGTATATGTTGATGGATTCTTTAAAATTCCAACTTGTGCAAATTTTGTATCAGTTGGAAAATCTTTAGTTGAATCATCAAATCGAGCATAGACTAGAACTCTATCTGCACCTAACTCTTTATAAATGTTATAACCATGTCCTCTAGAAGGTGGGATAATAGGAATTAAATTAGCAAAAGTACTTGGAGTTCCTTGCTGAAGACCACCTAAATCAACCATTCCATAAGTATATCCAGTTCCTCCTGCAGTTACAGTAGCGGAAGTAATCTTTCCACCAGTAACTGTAAGTGAAACTTTTCCTCCAGTACCATCACCCAATATATCTACAGTCCATGTTCCATTATCATATCCACTACCTTGAGTATCAATATATACTGTCTTAAGCTGGTTAAAGTTTATTGTAGAATCAGCTGCTTCTCTAACATTTTGAATTTGAGAATTTGTAGAAGTAGCCCAATCATTAGGAACTACAATATATTCAGTAGAATCAAATTTTACAATATCACTAGGAGCAATAGAAAATAAGAACTTCCAAATATATCCATCATTACCTGCACCTGCAACAGATGGTTCTAAATCTGTAAAGGTAGGTTCATCCTTAGAAGTACCTGGTGTAGCACTAGCGGATTTATAAGGACCATAGGATCCATTATCTATACAGACATATACATTATAATCACTATTAACTACATAATAATTTGAATCATATAATCTAGCAGTTTGAGAAACTGGTGACAAATTGGTAGGACTATAATCTTGCCTATACATGTCATAAGCAGTATTAGCAGTCCATTGAACCTTTCTTATTACTCTTCTAATATTTTGAGTAGTAATTTTCTTACCAAAAAGTGCAGTACTTCTATACTGAGATTCATATTGCAAATTATCAGTAGGGTTCGGTGGACTAGTATTCCACGTTGTAGTTCTTCCAAATCCAGGATTAGGTGTTGTAGGATCAGACAGTCCCAAAAACACATAATAAGAATTATTAGTATCTAGTACTGAATCTACAAAATTACCTGCATTGAATATTCTAAATTGATCTGTTACGACGGCAGACATATTAATAGTTTTTTAGATATTTATAATAATTTATGAAGACTTATTTTGGATCAAGGCCACCAGTATCTCTTATACCATCACTTCTTCGTTGAATGGTAGGATAAGTAGTTAATCCACTATTAACAGTAAGTCCACTTACTCCAATAGCAATTGGAGATGATGATCTTGAAATAGGATTCAATCTACCCCAAGAGAATTGTCCTACAGGATTAAACTCATCTCCACTACTACTGATTCCAGTATGAACTGTATCAGATGCAATATTACAAGTAATAATTCCTGTATTAGTCACAAACGATGGGTTATGAACCAATCTATAAACATTATCTAAGAATGTTGTACCAATACCAACTGTACCACTTCCTGAATTATAAATTGAAGTCACTCCTGTTCCAATTTGAGTATCAAAAATAGAGATTGGATATCCAGCTTTTAATGTTGCTCCACTCCAATCACTAGCAGTAGGTGAATATAAATGGAATTTAATAGCCAGAGCAGTACCTATTCCTGCAGTTGTACCAATACCAGTAACAATACCAGTAAATCCTTCAACTGCTGTTATATTAGAAACCAATTCCGCCTTATAAGTTGGAAGTGGTGCTAAGACTTGAGGTGCATTGGTATCAGTATATCCAAATCCTGGATTAACAATTGTAGTAGCAGTAATAGAACCATTAGTAATAGTTGCATTTGCAGTTGCGGTAGTACCTATGCCAATCAAACCATTTGTTTGTGTAAACGTACCAATACCAGTTGTTGGTATGCCAATAGAGACGGAAGTAGTTGCTCCAACATAACCAGTACCACCACTAACAATCGTA